ATGCGCGGTCCCGAAAGACTCTATGGGCTCGTACTAGTACTGCTGTGGGCGCCACTCGGCGCAAGCCAAGGTTCATCGGAACAGCAGGCTGCCAACTACGAAGCCTGCCTCAACGGCCTTCCCAGATGCGACATCACGATACTCACACCGCAGGAGATAGCCGCGGTGGGCGCTGCCTCCCGGAAGCGAAACTTCGACAATTGCAAGGCTGGACTGCCTTCCTGTGATCCAACGAGGCTCACGAAAGAGGAAGCAATAGTCGCCAACGAAGCCGCCAGCAAGCGGAACCTTGCCCGCTGCATAGAGGGGCGGGCCAGTTGCGATCCCTTCGCTTTGTCACGGCAGCAAATGGAGGAGGTGCAGGCGGTCCGGGCGCGGCGTAATTTTGAGGTCTGCATGACGGGTCTGGCGACGTGCAATCCGCTGCTGCTTAAACCAGAAGAAATGAAGGAGGTGCAGCGGGCGGCCCACGCCCGAAACCTGTCAAACTGCAAGGCTGGGCTTTCCAACTGCGATCCGATTGCGCTCTCGAGCGAGGAACTGTCCTCCGTGAGACAGATTCTTCGCCGCCGCTTGTTGCAGAGTTGCCTGGATGGGCTCTCAAGCTGCGATCCACTTCAGCTTTCTCGAGAGGAGGCCGCCCAGGTAGCTGAGGCTTCCCGGAAGCGTAACTTCGTTCGCTGTCTAAAGCGCGTTATGGGTTGCGACCCTTCGCTACTGACCGCGCCGGAGTCGGCTCAAGTGGCCGCGGCGCACCGCCAGCAGCGGCAGAGGAGGACGGGGAACTAGTGTGGTGCCCGGGTGCGTCGCCCCGGCATGAATCGCCTAGCTGGCAACGTCGATCACTTACGCCGCTCCCTGGCGATGTCGGGTCAAGGAACTCACTCCTTTCGTGGTAAGGCGACAGGTTGAAAGCCTGTGACCCCGGTTTTGGCGCAGAGCCCAGCCTGTTGACTTGCTGACCCTCTGTCGACCCGGCCGACACCGACCCGCGGTTCGTGGGGCTCCCGGCCTGCGGGCATCGAAGGGAGGATGATCCAGGCGGAGTCGAACAAGTCACAAAAGCCGTTCACAAGCAAAACAAAAAAATATTTCCATTCTTTTCAACTCGATACATTTTTCCACTCCTTATTCGTGATGACAACACTGGTAGTTTGGAATTGGTAGGTGAGTCGCACGCACGGAGGGGGATCGCATTGTTTGGAGACGAATACATGACGTTAGCTGAGATCGATGAAGAACATCCCGAGTATCGACACCATAAGCACACTTGGCAGATCTACCGGGATCTTTACGCTGGCGGGCAACAGCTAAAAGAAAATGCCGGCAAGTACCTGATGCCAAGGCAAAAGGAGCCCGCCGAGGTATATCAGGAAAGACTCAGTCGCGTGTTCTATGAAAACTACGTCGGTTCGATCATCGACTGGTATATTGCTACTCTTTTTCGACGCGAACCAGTAGTAATTATTGAAGGAAGAGACGCCAGAGCTAAGGAGTTTCTCCAAACATTCATGGAAGACTGTGACTGGAAGGGAAGCTCACTAACAGAATTCTTTCGACATCAAATTCTGGACGCCCTGGTGACAGGAACAAGCTATGCGCTTCTGGATTTTCCAAGAACTGCACAAGTCGCGGGTACGCGTGCGGAGGAAGAGCTTCTCGGCTCAGCACGCGCGTATCTAGTGCCAATCTCCGCAGAGCAGTTGATCAACTGGGGCCTCGACGAGCACGGCAACTTCGAGTGGGTCGTTTTACGCTCCCAGTTCGAGAGGAAAGACCCAGGGACAGGCGCATGGACCAAACAATCGGTATGGACCCACTACGACAAGCAGCGCTTTCGAAAGTACATACGCGAGGCAAACGAGAAAGGCGACGGAGTGTTGCTAGTCGATTCCGGCTATCACGGACTGGCGGCGCAGAGCACAGTGCCCCTGTATCCGTTGCGTATTCCGAGCGGCCTTTGGCTTATGAATAAGGCGGGCTTACTCCAGCTTGAGCATTTCAATAAATCAAACAGCCTCGGCTGGGCGCTGACGATGGGGTTGTTTGCGACACCAGTGGTGTACTCCGACCGCGAATGGACACAAGTTGTCGGCGACTCCTACTATCTTCAGTTGGGACCCAATGACAGGTTTGGCTGGACCGAACCCGAAGGGAATGTTTTTCAAATTGCAGCCGACAATTTATACCGACTGCAGCAGGAAATTTACAGGGTCTGTTACCTGATGTCGCAAGCCGGCGGTCCACTTAGGGGCGTACAACAGTCGGGCCTCAGCAAGCAGCGCGATTTCGCGATTACCCAAGAAGTATTGCGGGCGTACGGTGATGCTGTCAAGGAGGGCATCAAAACAGTAATTCGCGCAGTAATTGCCGCTCGTCAGGACAAAGTTGCAGTCGATGTATCCGGAATGGACGAATTCGACATCGGTGACTTCAGCGATGAACTGAGCGACGCGGAGCGTCTGTTGGCGCTTGGCATTAAATCGCCAACATTGAAGAAGCAGATTTATAAAAAGCTCGCCTTCAAGTTCCTGAGCGATGCGAGACAGGAAGTGAAAGAGCAAATCAGCCGAGAGATTGACGATCAACTTGATGGTTGAACGAGTGAGAGGAAATGAATATGGAAACAGAGGCCACAAACAAGAAAATAACCGAGGATGTAGCAGATCTTCGCCACATGATCCGCGACGTTATTCAGGAATTTGTCAAGATCCAAAAGAGCCGGGAGGAGCCCGCGTATAAGGCAGAACTCCTCGAGGAGCGAAAGCGGCGCGAGCAGCTCGAAAGCCGCGTCAATGAGCTGATCGAAGAGAACAAGCGGAGCCGGCAGCGGGCCGAGGAGATCGAGCGCAGCGCGGCGATAAAGAATGAACTGCAAAGGTTGGGAGTTACGAAAATCGACCTAGCCTTTCGCGCGGTTAAGGACGATATTATTCGGGCTGAGGACGGGTCCCTCATCGCGAGAACACCCCACGGCGAGACAACGATGCAAGAGTACCTGAGCGCGTTCGTGAGCGAAAATCCGGAACTTCTGCCGGCAAGGGTGGTTGGTGGTTCGGGCGCGATGAGCCAAGCCAGAGTCCAGCCGCTTGTGCCGTCAAATCTCGACCTTGATCGCATCAAGCCAGGTATGGACCCGGAAGAAATGCAGCGGATGAGGCAGGAGATCGCAAAAATCGCCTCCCAGACTCTGCGAGGGGTGGAACGGCCCTGACGGCAGGGCGCGAAACCTCGAAAAACCTGTCCTTCGGGACGAAACAGGAGAGATATGCCAACTATTACATCAGCTAACGTAGCACAAGCGATTGTGAAACTCGTGGCGGCCGATGCGCTGCCCACATTGATGGGTAACCTTGTTATGGGAAACCTGGTCAATCGCGACTACGAACCTACACTGGCGCAGGCGGGAGACACCGTCAACGTGCCGATTCCGCCTACGCTTGTTGCGAACAACATTTCCGAAGGCGGCACTGTCATCACGCAGAATCCCAGTCTCGGGAATGCCCAGATTGTCCTCAATACGCATGCCGAGGCGACCTTCCAGATCCCGGACGTCACGAAGGTTCTGGCGGTTCCGGAACTCCTGTCCTTGTACATGCAGCCTGCGATGGTGGCTTTGGCCGAAAAGATCGAATCTGACCTGCTGTCCACATACGCCGCGTTCACGGCCAATCCGGTTTTGGGCGCCCCGGGCGTGCCGATCAACGAAGAGACCATAGACGCGGCCGAGACTGCCCTTTTCAATGCCAAGGTGCCAGCCAGCTCACCCAAGTACCTCGTCGTCAGCGGTGAGGCATACTCTCAACTGCGGCAGAATCCCCGCTTCAGCGAATATGGAACTGCGGGGCAGGCAGGGTTGCGCGCCCTGGTAGACGGTTCGGTTGGCAAGCTCAAGGACTTCTTCGTATTCCGGTCGCAGTTTGTCGCCAAGACTGGCAGCTCACCCATTACGACTCACAATCTCGCCTTTGCGAAGAACGCGATCGGACTCGTGGTCCGGCGGCTGCCGCAGCCTCTGCCTGGGACGGGCGCAGTGGCCGAGTACGCCGAGCTTGGAAACTTCGGACTTCGCGTCGTGATGACTTATCAGCCAAACACCCTGGCGCAGCAATTCACGGTTGACGTACTGTACGGAACCGGAATCCTGCGTAACAACTTCGGCGTTCACATTAAGAGCTAAACCGAGCGAAAGCCGATGGGGCAGGCCCTTCCAGCCTGCCCCGATTCTCAGTGGAGAAAAAAATGGACTTGAAAGCGTACTATCAAAAAATTCGCAACATTGAAGCGGAGATTGCAACCCCATGCGCCGTTATCATCAGTCTCGAGACGGCGGACGGAGGAAAGGCCGGCCAGCCGAAAGAGGCGAGCCGCAGACTGGCAGCGCGGCTCGTGGCGGAAGGGAAGGCCCGGCTCGCCACTCAGGAGGAAACGGCAGAATATTACGCGGCGGAGCGCCAACTGATAGTTGAAGCGGAGCAAAAGGCAACCCAAAGCAAGTTGCAGATTGCCCTGGTTTCGGAGGACCATATCCGGGCGCTCAAGACCAACGTGAAGTTCCGCAAGCTTCGCGACGAGGAATAGGCGGCAGACATGGCTCTATTAACCGATGGCGCGCTCACCAGCATCACAGAGCTGACAGGATATGACAGCGCGGTGCTGGACGTTGCGGCAATTGAAAACATCAGCCTGGACGCCAAAACGCATCTCGCGCAAGAAGAAATCACATTGGAACTCGAGTCCTTTTTGCTTCACCAGAGCGGCTGGAGGACTCAGTTACCGAACGGCGCTAGCTCCGCTGTGAATCATATCGTAGCAAGCCCAGCATTAAAGCGCTGGCATGCTCTTAAGACCCTATACCTCTTCTACGCCGATGCGTATCATAGACAACTCAACGACCGGTACCGGGGCAAGCAGGAGCAACTTGAACGAATGGCTCGTCAGGCCAAGGAGCTCCTGCTTCTGACCGGAGTGGACCTCGTACATCATCCCGTACCCCGAGCGTCGTCTCCAACGGTATGGAGCGGACCGATGGGGTCTCTCAGCGGCGTTTTCATGGTGCAGGTTCAATGGGTAGACCACCAGGGGCGTACCGGCGCCCCAAGCGAGTGGGTACAGGTGACTCTAGAACCAAATGGCGCCATTCACGTTAGCGCACCTCCCGCCCCGAACCCGGCGATTGGGGGCTATCACATTTATGTGAGAACGCCAGAAGAAAGCTATGGCAGGCAGACTGAGATTGCAGTGGCGCCGCATGTGATCTGGAGCTCTCCAGGTCCACTACAGCAAGGTCCGGAAGCTGGCGACGGGCAACGGCCGGAGTTTCAGGTGCGGCTCAGCCGGGTGCTGCCGAGGGGATAAGAGTATGCCATCGGCAGGGCGGATAGCCCTTCAAGCGCTCGCACGCCTACTCCGCGCCGAGACCGGCATACCGGCCGCAGTCACAGCAGTCAGCAGGGAAGAACGGACACCACTAGACCCAATAACGTACGACCAAATTATCACCCAGCAGCTCGGCTCAGACATTGCCGAAAGCGGGCCAGGAGTGAAATATCCAGCGCTGTATTTGTACTGCGACAAACTTACGAATTCGCTGCACGAAAAGTTCCGCCGATTTTCGGGAACAGTGGATCTGACAATTGAGATTCGTGTAACACACGACAGGGCGGAGACACTCCTTGACGCCGTACACCTTTACGTTGACGCTACGAGCCGCGTGCTTGACCAAATCAGAGGCGCGTGGGGGGATGGCATATTTTTCGGCGGCGAGTATACTGTCACATTTGCCAACACACGAAAGGGTGGGCGCCACTACCTACAGAGCGCGAAAATTTCACTGCCGGTGCATGTTACGTTCTAAAGCACCGTGAGAGGAAACAAATGTCTTGCTATATTTCTTCGAATAACAATCGTTTCTACGTAGCTGTTGAGCCTTCGTATGGCCAGGCAGGCGCAATTACAGCACGAAGCAGAATACCTGCTGTGCGCCTGAATGTACAGCAGCGGTTTCAGCGTCCTCGCCGCATCGACAAAACCGGATCGAGAACAAACTTGGGAACACCTCGCGGCACGCGGAAAGAAACAGCCTTTGAACTGACCACGCTCCTAACAAACTGGGACGGAGGCGGGAATCCGCCTCCGTATGGACCACTCTTCGAAGCAGCGCTCGGAAGGCCGGCTGTCCTATTTCCAGGTGGAACAGTGGCGTCTGCGGCCGGGCCAAACACAATCACATTTTCAACGCCGCACGGCCTGATGCCCGACCAAGCCGTAGCGTTTGGCGGAGAAATACGGTTCACCCAGTCGATTGTGGACGAATCGACGATCCTGTTGAACGCTCCATTTACGAACCCTCCCACGGCGGGGTCGAGGATGGGGCCTACGGCGACCTACCTGCCGGCCACGCGCCTTGCGAGTGTCACCATATACGATTATTGGGACCCCCAGGAAGCAGTACAAAGAGCGATAATCGGCTGCGCCGTCAATCGGTTCCGGCTGAGAATCAACGGAGATGTCCATCAGTTCGGCTTCGACGGATTTGCAGCGGACATCATTGACACGGCGACGTTCCAGTCAGGTCAGGGGGCGCTAACAAGCTTTCCGCAAGAGCCATTCGACCAGACTTGGAACCACGTTACTGTTCCAGGAAACCTTGGTCAAGCCTGGCTGGGAGACGCCAGCGGCGACGTCGTGTCGCTCTTGCACGCAGAACTTACACTGGTGAACAATATTGAGCTTCGGAGCCAGGAGTTCGGATTCTCGACGCCGCGGTGTTTTGGTGCAGGAACGAGACGAATCTCGCTCGACTTCACTGTGATGAGCACCACAAATGCAGCGGTCACGAATCTGTGGGCTTCCTCCCGATTTCAGGCTCCGATGTCGGTCATGTTCCAGCTCGGAGATCAGCCAGCACAAATGTGCGGCGTCTACATGAAAGCCGTAATCCCAGAGGTGCCGGCATACAACGACGATGAGTCGCGGCTGCGTTGGGAATTCCGTGACTGCGAGGTGCAGGGGCTGCTGGATGACGAAATCTCAATTGCATTTGGATAACCCAATGGAATACACAAGCCACATTGTGCGACAATCCACCACCTTTCCCGGTGTCAGCTACACAATTCGCCGACTTTCCCTCAGTAGAAGGATTGAGCTGATAAGACGTTTACGAGAGCTCAGCGTCCAATCGGAGTTTTTCGCAGCAGGCAATAACGTCGAGGACAAAGTCGAAGCGGCACTGATCACGCGCGAGATCGAGCAGATTTACCTGGAGTGGGGACTCAAAGAACTTGCCGGCCTTAGCATTGATGGTGAGCCTGCCACAGTGACTTCGCTAGTGGCTGCAGGGCCGGAGAAGCTCGCAGCCGAGATTGTCGAAGCAATAAAATCTGAAATCTACATGTCGGAGGACGAGCGAAAAAACTGATTGTCGCATTTCATTTCTACGCAGCCGAGCCAGCCAGATGGAATTGCGACAAATGCAGACTCAGTGGGCTGGCGGAGCGGCGCAACTGCCGCTTTCTGCCTTCATATAATCCGAACAGCGCCAAACCTGTCTGGGCCACTAAGAACGTCATAGCGACCGAGTGTCCGAAAACTCTTATTACGCCACAAAGCGTGGCGTGGTTAGAAGAATACTCAGCGTGGAAATTAGGAAAGAACAATGTGATGACAATGTGGTGCAAATCGGTCGACGCGGTGAGAGTACTCGAGAATGAGTTGAGAAAGGAGACTGGAAGTGCGGTCTAGGACGGTTGGTGACCTTTTTCTGACGGCAATCGGAGTTCCGCCAAACCGAGTAAAACCGACCGTTGGTGTTGAAGACGAGGAAAGCGCCCGCCGCCTCGATGTGATGAGTGCGATCTCAGGGCTGTTGACTGCTCAAGACCGGGCGATCGGCGACGCTACCGCCTACGTGGGCGGCAACAAAGCCGAGCACGATCCACAGCTTGTCGACACAATGTCCGCTCTGACGAGGCAGATCGCAACGCTAGAGCAGGCTGCTCGCACCAATTCAGAGGCTCTTGAAGCGAATACGAAAGCCGCGCTAGACGGCGCCATCAATCGCCTAGCAGGCGGTGTGGCGGAAGCCCGCCAGCTAACGAGCGGAATGGCCGGCGGCATCCTCGGATCAGCCTTTTCTCCCCTCGTTCGTGGAATTCTAGGGATCTTCCGTCGAAAGGACCAAGAGGCCGAGATTCCGCTGAACATCTACACGCCGCCATCGCCGATCCGCCTTGAGGCGGCAGTTAGCGAGACGGGAGAGATCACACCAATCTCCTACGGTCAGGGAGGCGCACCGAGGCCGATCGAATCGAGGTCCACAACCACTACGCAACCCATCGTCATTCAGGTACAAGCAATGGACAGCCGGTCGTTCGTCGACCACAGCGACGAGATTGCGCGGGCAGTACGGGAAGCGCTCCTAAGCAACCACATGATACACGACGCTATTAGAGACGTATAGATATGCCAACCTTTCCGTTCCTAAAATCCGGAGCGCTTGCCCAGCATCCCGTTGCTCGTTCGGTGGCGCGACGTACGAAGGTGATCGAGTTTATTGATGGCCAGGAGCAGCGCTTTAGACTGACAGGCCGCGATAGGCACAGGTGGGTCATCGACCTGGCCGCGCTCACTGACGAGGAAACGGAAACACTGCGCCAGTTTTTTTCGGAGGTGGAGGGCCCGGCCGGAACGTTTACATTCGTTGATCCTCTGAGCGGCACGGAGTATTCCAACTGTCGATTTGGCCACGAGTCGCTGGAGATCAACACAAGCCAGCCGGGACAGTCCCGAGTCACAATCATCATCCGGGAAAGGTGAGCAATGGTTAGAACGTTTCCCCAGATCAATAACATCTCCGTGGCACAGTATCCAATACGCAAAAGAGTTGTATACCGCCAGATCATAAACGAGACAATTTCTGGCGAAGCGATCAGTCTAATAGATCCAGAGTATAAAAGAGTATACTGGGACCTGAACTACGAAGGGTTGGATGCTGACGAATGGCGGAGATTATCGGAGTTCTTTGCCGAATGTGAAGGAAGATTACACTCGTTCCTCTTTCTGGACCCGGTAGGCAATCTTCTAAAGAACTCCGAGGACCTGTTGGAAGACGCCTGGAGCATAGATCCGCTTCTGGAGATTGGCCTCTCCCCAGAAAAAGGCGCCGGAGGCGTCAATGTGTTCCGGCTCACGAACAGAGCGCAGACTTCCCAGGAGGCGGCTCAAGTCCTGCCGGTTCCTCCGCACTTCACATTCTGCCTTAGCGCTTACGGTCGGAGCGCGGGTAGTGGTGAACTAGCCCTTCGAATTGCGTCAGCAAGGGGCGCAAAAACTACGACATTCACTCTAACAGAACGATGGCAAAGGCTCCATGTGAACGCCTCGTTCGCAACCGGACCGACAGGTGTCCGTTTCGGCATTCAAGTGCCGGCCGGGGGATCAATCGAAGTAATGGGAATCCAGGTGGACCCCCAATTAGCCCCGGACGGGTACCGGCCGACAGGGTTGGGCGGCGTGTATCCGGAGAGCCGGTTCACATCCGACGAAATCCACGGGACCGTCATCGCGCCGGGGCTTTATGCGTGCAAGATCGGCGTTGTCAGCAGAATGGAGCGAAGTTGAGAAATGAGCACGATAGTAGAGCTGAAGGAGCTGAGCGTAACCGAGTCTCCGCTGTTGCTGTTTGAGTGCACTCTGCCGAATGGAGCCGTAGAGCGGTGGAGCACGCACACGCTGACGATCGACGACGCCCGGTATGAGAGCCGTGTACTGTCGCACAGTATTTTCAACATACGATCAACCACGGAAGATGGGCTGGACTCTGTTTCGAAGATTTCCCTTGTATTAGCAAACGCCGATTCCTACTTTTCACAAATTGCGCGCCAAAGTGGATTTAGAGGCGCGAAACTAACAGTGCGCTTCTGTTTTTTCAATCTTGTGACGCAATCCAAAGCTTCTGAAGGACGTGTGTTGTTTTACGGAGTTTTTAACGATCCGGATGAAATTTCAGAATCCGCGATTCGACTTACCGCTATCAGCCGATTTGCTTTGCTTCGGAACAGTCTTCCAGAAGTGAGGATTCAGAAGCGATGTCCGTGGACTTTTCCGTCGAATGCGCAGATGAGACGCGAAGCGCTCGATGGCGGGGCGAAAGGCAAGTATTCACCACTATACCGATGCGGGTACTCAGCTACGGAACCGGGCGGCGTGGGCAATCTTAACGGTGGAGAGCCGTTTACCAGTTGCGACTTCACACGGCGACAATGCGAAGAACGCGGCATGTTCAGCAGGGATCAGTCCGGACGGGCCACAGCACGATTCGGTGGTATGGAATTCGTTCCGGCCAGCATCCTGGTTCGAGGATATGGCCAACCGGGCTACGTCCAATCGAATGTCGCCGAGGAGCAGACCCGTTACAACGACAGCGTGCCGCTGAACTATGGCACGGTGTGGATGGATGCTCCAGTGGTGTTCGCCAGGAACGATGGAAATCTTACCCGCATGGAGGTGTTGCTGGGTCTTGGAGAAATATCAGCAGTACATAAGGTGCTAGTGAACGATGTGGAAGTTCCGGAAGGTGTTGCGGGTGAAAGGATGACGCATACTGGATGGTACAACATCGTTAGCCACGGCGGAGTAAGTGGTGGGTTTAACCTTGACTTCACTGATGGCAGTGGAGTGCCGCTCGGCGATCCTTATGGGAGCATGGCCTTTCTTTCCGTAGTAACGCCAAACCGAATCAGCGATGGAAGACGGCTACCGCAGGTGCGAGTCCTCTTAGACGGGCTGAAACTGCCAATGTTCGATCTGCAAGGAGCATTTCTTGGCGAGCATTTTAGCAACAATCCCGCATGGGTACTGATGGATCTTCTAAGACGATCGGGCTGGTCGTTGGAGGAACTAAACACAGCGAGCTTCGCCGCCACCGCGCTGCATTGCGCCGAACCGGTCGAGGGGGCGGACCTTTTCGGAAATCCCGTAACTATCCCACGATATCAGTGCAATCTTTCCATACGGAAACGAACGAGCGCCGCCGACCTGATCCGGGGCGTTTGCAACAACGCGGGGCTTTTCCTGAACTATGATCAGCAAGGGCGACTGGAGCTTCGGTTCGAGTCACATTTGGCCGGGCAGCAACCAATCAAGCCCGAAGGTTCCAACAGTACGGAAGAGTTAAATGGCGGATGGCCAGCGTACGAATTTGGTGACGGTTCCTCGCCGTTCTCAGGTATCCTTCGCAATAGCGATGGTAAATCCTCCGTCCGCCTGTTCTACCGGTCATCGATGGACACCATCAATCGCCTGTCAGTCGAGTTTCAAGACCAATTCAACGACTACCAGCAAGACGGTTTATCGCTGGTCGACGTAGCCGACTACCAGCTAACCAATCACGAGGTAAGTGGCGCCTTACGAGCCCTTGGTCTGCCAAACTTTCACCAAGCCGCGCGGATGCTGCGAAGACAGCTCGACAAGTCCGTTCGGGGCCGCCTCTTTGTAGAGTTCGACACAAGCGTGAAAGCGATCTGTCTGCGGCCGGGCGACATTATAACGTTTACTTATCAGAAGGAAGGACTACTGAGGCAACCATTTCGTGTGGTGTCGCTGTCACCGGCGCTAAATTTCCACACGGTCCGTATCCTGGCGCAGATCCACGATGACGACTGGTATACGGATCACACTTCTACCGGAGTTGCAAGGCGGCAGGAGGGTTTTGCGCTCACACTTCCACGACCAATAGTCGGTGCTTCACTCGATCCTGCGGGAAATCAACAGTTCGACATCGAAGAAGAGTACGGCGAAGAGACGGACGGGACAGTTACACTGACAGTCAGCGTGCATTTTCGGCCACCACAAGGCAACGGCTGGGGCGGAGCGGGAGTCCCGCTGCTGTCGCTTGCACCGGAAATCAACACAACCGGTGGCAGCCTAGCGGGAGGCCAGACGCTCTACTACGCAATCACGAGCAGGGACCTCGGCGGCCGCGAATCATTACCCTCGTTCACCGTCCGCGCGAAAATTCCGGGTGTTACGGCCAGCAACTCCGTCACGCTGAAGAACCTGCGGTTCTCTCCCGGCACTGCCAGCTTCAACGTGTATCGAGGGCCATCACCGTCGCAGCTACTTCTCATCGCACGTGATGTTGCGCCAAGCGAAGAATTCGCAGACACTGGACTGGATTACATTTTACAAGGGCCGCCAGACCCGAACTTTGATTACGCGCGGTTCGAGTGGCGACTCGAGCAACTCCCAGAATACCAGGCTACGATTGCCTCGTCGGCGACTGTGGGGAACAGCAACCTGAGCATGACGCCCAATCAGTTCGCGGGCATGACAGTAAGAATTCTGTCCGGTACAGGCGCCGGCCAGGAAAGAGTCATTGCGAGCCATGACGGTACCACATTCAACCTCGCGACCGACTGGGACGTGACGCCGGACTCGAGCAGCCGGTTCGTCGTTGTGGAATCCACTTGGCGGCCAGGCGCGGTCAGCCGAACAAGTCCGGCGCGCTTTACCGTGCCGAACCGCGAGGGAGCAATAATTCATATCGTCGGGCGCGCAGGCAACGCCCACGGCCGCGAACTCGGTTATGAATTGTCTCCGATGACCCGCTGGCGAATCGGCGGCGCCTCTGGCTCAGCGCAGGACGCAGATGTGCCGCCAGCACCGACATTTTCCCTGCTCCCAACGGGAAAGGGAACAGTCGAAGTCACAGGGATAGGTTTCCCGTCATTCGAAAACGTTCGTACAGTTCAAGCAGGCACGATTACAATCCATTATTGGAATGAACTAAGCGGACCCACGGCCCACTCCCTCTCATCCCCTTTGAGCGAAGAAGAAGAAGCACTGCTGCTGAACCAGGCTGGAACCGCTCAGCCCGGCGACCTGCTCCAGATAGACGAAGAAATTATCGAAGTCCTTTACTCGACAGCCGGGAGCGATCGCTATCAAGTGCGTAGAGGAGCATACGACACTAGTCCTGCCGCCCATGGATCCTCAACGCCAGTGTACCATCTTCTTCGAAAAACCTATGCAATGACCTTCAGTCGCGACTTTTTCGGCAGCCCAGCCAGCGGCGCCTACGCACATTCGCTTTATCTCCCAAATGCTCGCATAGTTGCAGCAGATTTTTTCGTGACGAACGCCAAGGGCAACAGCCAGACTTCCAAGGTGAACTTCACCGGAGTCCAGGGTAGGGGATTACGGACACTCGCTGGAGGGCAAGTCACGTTACAAGTCGGAGGGAGCCTCGCAATCCAAACCAGCGCGACGCCACCACTGTTCACCGAGTCTGGCTACACAATAAATGACATTTTCGCCGTCGTACAGGAGGCGCCGAGCGGGGGCGCGGTGGAGGTGCGACTGAGAGTAAACGGTCAAGAGTTCTGCCGCTTGACGATTCAGGACGGCAATACAATGTCAAACGTCAGATATGGCTTTGACCTTCCCGCCATCCAAGGCATGTCCAAGATCGATTTAGACGTCTTGGACGTTCCGATTGGACCCAACACCAAGCCAGGTCGCGACCTGACGGTTACCATCCGGCTGTAGAGGCGCCGCCGGCGATGGAAATACTACAAAAACTCCGTCCGGACCGGGACTTGCAATGCTACTTCGAGCGCCCGTCCGCCGTCGCAGCGTTAAGCGATACGTCTCCTTCGGGCTATCGTGTGTCGGGGACGTGGCGACAACAATTCGATTGGGCAGTGATCGAGTGGAACCAACATAACGCTTTCGAGCATCCTTCCTTCCGTAACTTACCAGACGGTGACCTTAGCGGCTTGGTGCTCTCCTACGAAGAATCACGGTCGAATTGCATTCCCTTAGACTCACGGTTATACCCGACTGTCGATTGGCCTTATTTGAGAGTGTGGGCAAATGACGGTGCGGGAGAGCACTTCTACCGGGTGCGCCTCCGCGATTACGCCGAGGCCATCGAAGGCGGCTATAGGCCCGCATTCGCCGACATCGAGCTTCAGGGAACGCTAACGGCGGGCGATTATGTTGGGTTTTCATTTTTGACAGAGCATCACACCTATCAAATCACTACGTCGGACAGCCGCGAATCCGTTGTGCAGGCTCTGGCCGACAGTGTGAACACTTTCTCGCCCACACTTGCGGCGGTAAGATCAGGAGCGACACTACGTATCTACTATGTGGGAGAGGGAGCAACAATCGAGACAAGCACAACAGGCCTTGACGGAAACCGCTTTGGGCTATACACATACGTCGCCGGTAGCCAGACCGAGCGGTGGTCTGTACCGTGGGTTCTGCTATCTGGTGGACAGTCTCCGACGAAA